AGTCTTTTGTCCCAAGCCTAAAGCTTGTGATACATAGTCTAGTTTATTAGAAACAAATCTAAATTGTTTCTTAGCTACTTGTAGTAAATCAATATGTTTAACAGGACTAGGAGGAGACATTCCTGCTAGCAAGAACTCTTTATTAAGAGTTGGCATATCAAACTTAGAACCATTGTAGTGAATAACAGCATCTGCTTCATCAATGAGTAAGTGAATACGTTTAAGCATATCACCTGCATTTGACTGATACACACTATCAAAATAAATTGTGTCATCGCCTAACCATTTAGCAGCGAAGCACATTGTATAAGAAGATTCTAATAGCTGATTAAGGCTAATGTTTTGTTGCCAAATGCCCCACACATGGGCTGTGTTAGGGCTTGTTTCTATATCTAGCAGGAGTATCTTTGCCATTTAGTTTACCTTTCCACCTGACTCTTTAAAGAGTTCAAGTTCCTGTTCTGCATCTTCAGTATTAATTGCTATGATTCCGTAATGAACGAGATCTTTGATTGCGTAATCCATAAGAAATGCAGCTTCTTCTGCATCTACATGAAAGTCAAAGTCTAAAGAACCATCTTCATTTTGCACACAGTTTTTTATAAGCACTGATCCAATCCCTTCTAAAGTCTAACCATTCAAATCCATTCTCTTCAGCCCACATTGCATAAGTAGTTTTACTTCGCTTTGTAATCTTATTATCAGGATTCTGGAACAAGAAGATAATTCTGATGTCAGGGTTACAATCCCTAAACCAAACCATCTTCTTCCGAGTTTCTAAGTCTAATTTACCTTTTGCTTCTAAGTATATCTTACGTCTACCAGTTCGAAAGTCAGGAGTATAGTTGCGTTTCTGTTCTGGTTGTACATAAGGAAACTTTTCTGGTTCATACTTAACTTGAGGAAAATGTTTCTTAAGTTGGTTCCAAGCATTCTCTTCTAGTTTACTTTTAAATATTGGCACCTAGTTTTTCCTCTAGTGTTTGTAAACCTTTTTTAATTTTTTCAGTATTAAATTTACATCTAATACATATAGCTATAGTTACAAATAAAACACCTATAACTAAAAAAGGATAAGAAAGTATTTTAAACATAATGTTCTCCTAAGTTTCCATTCTGACCTATGACATCAATACGATCTTCATTCCATCCATCTAGTTTATTAAACCTGTCTCTGAAGTCTTCTCTGTCTGATCTTAATATCCATAAGCATCTTGCATTGAGAAGGAACTCATCATCATTATTATATAAACTACGGACAGTATCAAACATTTGTTGCTCAGTAGTACAGTTCTGTAAAGATTGTTTAGCCTTTACTTCTCCCATCTTAGGGATACCTTTGATGTTATCTGAAGTATCACCCTTGATGCACTGCTCATAGAAGTGCCTTAATCCTTCTAACTCTGTTTGATCAATGAACTTGTCAGGTCTTGTATATTTACTAGTAGTAATTTCCCATTGGAAATGTTTACCAGGAATTTGTAATAGATCTTTGTCTAGAGAACAGATGATTGTATCTTCCGTTTGGTTGATACCCAGCAGATCATCTGCCTCTAAACCATGCTCTGCTTCAGCATTAAACTCTTTAATAGCTAAGTAACGAGCTTCCTCTAAATGAATAGGTTTTGGTTGGGTGCGGTTAGCTTTGTAAGCAGGATAGATTTTTTTACGAAAGTTATCTTCACCTGTTAAGAAAGCTTTGAATTCTGTTGCACCAGTTTTGGTTAAGATGTTGTCAAACAAGTCATTCATTCTATGTTTAACAACCCAAAACTCTTCGTTCTCAGCCGAAGCTGCACAACGAAAGCAAACCAAATCCATATCAATTAAAGCTATCATCTATACGTTTTCCTGAATAAATACTTGCCACTATGAAAAGAACTGCACAACACAAAAAGCCAAGAGCAAAAGCCCCACTATAGCATAAGAAATATTCAATCAAAGTAGCTCCTTCATTTGTCCAGGTTTAATATCTTCAAATAGATTTGCAGGTATAATAGTTAAGTCAGATGGTTTACCATTAATGTCTTGCCATTGAATAACAACTACGTCATCTTTACCTGAAAAGCAACCATAAAGATAATCTATTTTTCCATTGATATTCCTAATAGCTTTTGCTGCATAAGGAAACTCGTTGGAATACTTTTGAATACTACATGGTGCACTAGTAACAAAAATATTAACTTGATCACTAAATTTATAAACCAAGGCTTTTGCATATGTAGCAGCTGTTGCCGCCATTGTTGCAACTAAAGCTGTTACTGCTAAAGCTAGTATTACTTTTTTCATTACCAATGCCTCCATACATTAATTATGATATGAATACAGGTAATAATTTCTATTACCCGTATCCAATCAAGTTTCTTATTCAATTACTACGTCTTCATCTCCGTGAAGATCTTCCATGGTTTGTGGTACACCCATTACATATTCTTCTAACTGCTTGGCATAAGCAATAACATCAGCAGCAGATGGAGCAGACTTAGCTCCTACAGCAAGAGCGTTAACTGCAGTAGAAAGACTTGATTGTTTGACAATGAGAACTTGTCGTGCTGCACGTTCTTCTTTTGTTTCATAATTACTTCCTGCTACTCGTGTTGATGGGGAAGCACTGCTAGCTGCTTTAGGTTGTTCAGCCACTCTACTATCTCCTGTATAAAAACTAATCCAATCCCAATAACCAGTCTTGTCATTCTTCTTACGCTCTACTTGAAGCACAGCACCTCGTTGTAAACCTTGTACTGCTTTGTATAGATCAGTACTGAATGACATAATCTTTTTACTTGCAGGTTTACCTGAATCATCTTTATACATCAACTCAATTTCTTGATACTGACGACCTGTTGAAGCTGTCTTTGTTGCTGGTGTACCTACATCAATTACTGTAATTTGCATCTAATACCTCCATATCGCCCCAAGTTGGGCCTACTTGACACTCAACCCTCATCGGAAGGTTGAACTCTTTACCAAATAACTTCTCAAAGTTCTTTGGAACATCATTAAAACATTTATCAACTAAATTGACTATACTAATATTATCGCATATTTTTTCATCAAAGTCAACTATTATTGAATCGTGAACAGTATTTACAAGATATGCTCCTTCAACTTTCTTTAATCTATTAAACAAACTTACTCTAGCAATAGCCATTAAGTCAGCACCTAGACCTTGTACTGGATAGTTTAGTATTTTAGTGCGAGGCCAGTTCTCTTTACCATACTTAATCTCTGGTTCGTAGTAGTAAGTTCTACCTGTAGGCATTACTAGTTTTCTATCTCGTTTAGCATCATTGAGAAGTTTGTCGTGCCAGTTTCCGAGTCGTTGATACTTTTCATAGAACTGATCAATAACTCCTTGCCAGAAAGTCTCTCCACCAATGTCTTTAAAGTTTGGATCGTTTGCGTATGAATATGCGGATCCTCCATAAATGAGTCTGAAAACGAACGTCTTAGCGATAAGTCTACTTGGTAGTCCAAACCGTTGCTGGTTATCCGTATGTTGATCGACATTATTCCATATCTCCTCAATAGCTACAGGCTCTTGGCTAAGATAAGCAGCACATACCCATTCAAGAGCTTTAGCGTCAGCCTGTAATAGCATTTTTATTTTCCAATCCTCTACTTAAATGTTTTTCTACAAGAGATTCAACATCTTTATAGTGATACCATCTTTTACCAAACCTACCTTTTGGTTTCCATAATTTATATGGAGTAACATAGTACTCTTCATTATTAGGACCAGTTACCAACCATCCTTGTTCAACTATTTCAACCTTAGGACAAGTTTTTTTAAGGTAGTTTCCTATATGTTCTTTTGGTTGTGAAGTTAATTTTCTTGGAATAATATATCCATTTAAAATGCCACTTCTTTTATTCATAATTATCTTTTTCTTTATACAATAGATCAGTTAGTTCATAACTATCAAGCAAATCTTGAACCGAACAGCTGCTTGATTTGTCCATCAAAGTTTTGTAGATTAGGTCGGCTGCTTGAGAGTCTACCAGTTCTGACGACACATTGGTTAAGTTGTCCATATATCATTCCTCTTTTCCATTTAAGTTTATCAATAATTGCAGGCAATCCTCGATAGTAAGTTGTTAATCGTTTCTCTAACTCAGAGCGTTTAAGTAATAGTTGTATAATTTCTTTTGCTTTCTTGCTACCTTTTAGAGAACGAAGAGTTGCTTCATCAGTAGAGTAATAGCCTTCTTTATCTCGTTCAGTACCTTTTAGTGGTCTAACTAACTGTTCATACTCAACCTTGTAATCTTCCCACTTTTCTTTTGGTTGACCTTTCTTGAGTCCTGATTTGTAGAACCCATCAGGTACTTTCCTACGTAGATTAATGCTGCCACCATAAAGAAAGGCACTAAGATGGTCGACAGAATTAAAGTTAAAAGCATCACAGTTAACATAGTCAGAAAGTTCTTCATCTATCTCCTTTATTTGTAGTTCAAGTTCAATTGCTAGTTCTTCACTCTTAGCTTCATCATAAAGCAAACCATTGTATTCCATCTCTTGTAATACTAACAGATCTTGATTATGTAAGCTAACAAGTCTAGCAAAGTGTGGATATGTATTTATTATATCTAATTGTTTTTTATATACTTGATCAGTTAAAGACAAGTCTTGTGCTAAGTATTCCTCTAAGATTTCTTTAGGAATATTAGGTGTGTCTATCCCAACCTTCCAATACTCGCTAGCCACAACATCAAGTTTGTTATCCAAGCCAAAGTATTCACAAACACCATTAAGACTTGGGTACGAATTGTGTTGGCCCGTAATAATAAAATGAACGAGCTGGCAATCCCAAATACGCTTATCCCGAAAAGTAATTCCATATTTTCTTATCCAATGCAAATCAAATTTAATATTAAAACCTACAATGGTGTCGACGCTATCAATAGCATCTTGTATGCTAGCCAGATGCCCGCTATAAGGAGAGCTATCATACTCAATAGGAAGACAGCTGCTGATGCCATTGCTAAGTAATCCCACATAACAGAGTTTATTCGTTTCATCAAATGGATTCCCATTATTACTAATTGTAGTTTCTACATCAAGAACTAAGTAACTCATAAGTCTTCATACCTTGCTACCTCAGGTCTAATTAATACTTGCATAGTGCCATGTCTAAGTTCAGGGAGAGAATCAGGATCACCTAGTAATTTGTTCTTACAGATATTAAAATATCTAGAACGACTAGTGTTATCTGAATCTTTACCAATACCTAGAATCCAATCAGCCTCGCCTTGCTTGGCTGTCTTACTACCATCAACCATATCCATTGTTAACCATAACTTACCTTCTGCTTCACC